TGCCTAAAAGACGTTCGCCGCCCTGGGCATCGAGAGCAACGGTGGTGAACTCTTTGCGAGCGTCTTCAATGACAACCTGTGCCATCTCCCGAACGGCTTTGAGCATGTAGGCGTCGGCTTTTTTCTGAATGTCGGTGAGCGTGTCCTTGAAGAGATGAAGACCGTCTAAGACGACTGTTGTTGCCATTCCTCTTGTACCTGACCTTTCAACCGATCTAACCGCAACGTCCAATCAACTACGGTAGACGGTTCTGAAAGATATTGCTCGTGCGACATTGGAATCAGTTGGCGGTAACTGTATTCTCTCCACTGGTCGGCGATGTCGGGGTCAACTGGTTCGAGACCACGCCCGACAAGGTGGGCGCGGAGACGTTCAAGTCTCCTGTACCCACTTTTGGGTCTGGACTCACCTCGTCAAAGTCCTCAGTCTCACGCGTGACGGCAACGGCTGACTCGCCCAGGATTGAGTAAGTCTTTTGGGGCAGGTCGGCAACGGACTCAAGTGTTGGCAGGTCGCCGAGTGTCCAGGCTTTGACCATCTCAACAATGCACTGGTCGGTGTAGAGGTCTATGGCTGTGCGCTCTTCGTCTTGACCCTTGAGTGCTTCCCAGGTTTTCGGATCGTCGGTGACACCCATCTGAGCGGCCTGGCCAACTTGCGCCAAAGCTCCCCGAAGAGCTGCACGGATTCGACGCGCTTGTCTCTCGGTCAATTCGTCGTACTCGCGCAAGGTCGCTGACTCGTTATTCGGTAGCGCAACTATCACAGGAACTCCCTTCCCTATTCGTTTTGGTTTAGTTGAGATTAGTAGACGGCTGAGACTGCGTTGGTTGCCGTGATCTTGATGGGCGAGTAGCCACCACCAGCGGCTGAGACTGCGTCGGTTGTGTTGGCCTCCGCCGTGAACGTGGCGTCAACTTCGACGTAGGCCTTTGAGCGGTCACGCTTCGGGTCAGTGAACTGAACCTGTGACATCTGAGCCGTGACTTGATGGCCGCTTGATGGGTCAGTGAAGACCAGAGAAACGACTTTGGGGCTGTCGGTCAGAGCGTAGGAACCAGTCGAGACAATGTCTGCGGCGGTAGGCGTCACGCCCGTTGCGTTGGTCAGCAGAACACCAGTCAGGCTAGATCCGGTTGTGCCGGTGTAACTCAGGGCGTAAGAAACGCCAGAGTGGAAGAGAACCGCCGTGCCACCACCAGCGGCGAACGATGCCGAAGAAGTCACAGGGAGACTTGCCGTTGTGGAGTTTGACAGTGCTGACGGTGAAGAACCGACTGTGGTTTGGTTGTTGCTTGCGTAGACAATGTTGTCGGTGTTCTCGACAATGAACTTCATCGACCCAGTCACGTCACAGGGGCCAGCGAACAATCGGTAAGGAGCGTTGATGCCTTGAGCCGTGAAGATCGGCGTAGTGGCTCGCGCAATCGAGATGTCACCAGAGACCACCAGCGACGTCGCAACGCCACCAATCGTGGCTTGAACGTCCCAGGAAGGAATGAACTGCTCAGTCGAGAATGTTTGAGTTGGTGCGGCGATGATGTTGAAGGGTTGACCCATGAACTTCGCTTCGTACTCAAACGCAGTTTCGGCACCGAACGTCATCTTCAGGTCGCCGAGTTGAGCGTCAAGGATTTGGAAGGGGTTCGCGCCGTCGAAGTCTTGAATCGTCACTGCTGGCGGCTGTGAACCGGTGGAGGAGTTGTTGTAGAGACTCACGGTGTGGGTGTAAAGGCTTGAGCCAGAGATGGCTTCGTAGCCCAGGGCCGCTTTTGCGATAAGGGGGAAGGTGTCGGCAAAGACATAGCCCTTGAAGTCGTAGAGATCATGACGAACACCCAGGACTTCGTTGTAGACCGAGACCGGTGAGCCACGATAGGCCTCGTCACGAAGCCACGTTTGCTGAGCCGTCAGCTGCGGCGTCGTGACCGGAATCCATTTCATGTTTGTCGATGCGGTGCCACGCGTCGCTTCGATACCTAACCCGACGTAACTGTTGACGGACATGAATGGCATTTTGAGTTCTCCTGTTTCCTAGTCCTGCGATACCTAAGCGGTGGCCGCAGGCGTTGTAGGGGCTTCTGGGGCTGTCTGAGGGGCTTCTGGTGCCGGTGCTTGGGCTGGTGCTTTGGCGCTAGCGGCGGTGAATAACTCAGGCAGTTGAGGATCAGCGTCAAGGGTGACCACGTCGCCAGGATTGCAGACAAGGGTAGAGCCATCGGCGGCGGCCAGTGTTGGGAACACTAAGGTCTCTGATCCTGTGAATGTGAACTGCGGCATGGGCTTCCTTACGAGTTGACTATCTCAACAACTTTCGTTCTAACCGTAGCGTAGACCTGACTGACTTGACCGCTACCCTTGAGCGTTCTTGGGTAGAGCGCCATGACTTCGAGGTCGACGCCACCAGGGTAGGAACCTTCGCCCCACTGGAAGACGACTGAAGGATTACCAGCGTTTCGATCTGCTCTTATGTAGGAAACCAAAGAGTCAAGGAAGGTGTCTGAGTCGGCACCGGTGTCTTCGCTCTTGGGCGACATAGATCTGATGAAGCAGTCGAGAATAACGTCATACTCGACGACCTTCCTGCCGTTGTGCGGCCCACCTAGAGCAGCTCGGCGCTCGGCCTGCTGACCTATATAGAGAAAGATGACCGCACCAGTGGTGTGTCCTGGGTCTTGGCCCTGAAAGAAGTCGCCCTCTGGCGTGAACTTGGCAGGGTGCGCATAGACATTTGACAAGAATGGGATCGCCGAAGTCGCAGGCGCAAGGTACGACTGCAAGGTTGAGCGGACTGTTGACCGGCTCATGGTGCGATAAAGACGGCAACCAGCAAGATGCCGACGACGACCAGTGCTCCAATGATTCCTTCCAGAGCGATCACGTACGGCCCCAGACCTGAAGGAACGGGCGCAGTAGTTCTATGGCCCTGTCGATATCTTGCATCGACGAGTCGCCTTTGCCACCACCGACGCCAGTTGGCTCGCCGGTCTCAGCGATCACGAGACCACCTTCACCACGTTGCTTGATAGCGGCAACGGTGAGGTGAATCACGGCCTGTTTCACCGAGGCTGGAAGAGTCGAGACGTTCACTCCTTGGCTGTGCTGAAAGGTCGTTGGGCTGGCCAGGGTCACGGTGGTCGACTGAGTCCAGGTCGGTGAGACGGTCACGGTCTCGGTCATGGATCCGTCCCAGATCGTGAAACTCATTCCAGGGTAAAGACCGACATAGGAAGGAATGGTCAATGTGGTAGCACCGGCTGAGATTCCAGCAGAGAGAAACTGATTGAACCAACCGTTGATGTAGGTGTAGGTGCAGAACTGCTTGGCCGATGTTTGAGTGCTGACCGCACCGAACGACAGTGGGCCATTGGAAGTGTTCAGGTAGCCAGAGTTGACGATGGTGAACTGCCGTTCTTCGATCCAGCAGGTAGCGGCGGTGACTGGCACAACGGTCTGACCGCTTGGCGAGGTGCCGACAGAGAATGAGTCAACTTCGAGGATCGGCCAGTAGGCAGGGTGAACGACAATCTGGCCCTGTCGGTTGGCCCTGAATTGGCCTTGCTCAGTGTTCAGCGTGGCGCAGAGGGTTCCGAGTGCGCCCAGGCAGATGTTGTCAGCGTCGGCTGAAGCCATGTAGATCAGTGCTTGAAGAGCTGCGGTCTGCGATGCGTAGTTTCCGTCAGGAACAAGGTTTGTCGTGTCGACGGTGGCACCGATTGGCGAGTTTAGAAACTCAGAGACGGTGATGTATGGCTCGCGATTGACGTAGGAGTTGTTGGCTGGATTGACAGAACCGGTCATGCTTGCACCAGGTTCGATCCGTCACAACGACCACAGTGGTCTGAGATCAGAGCGACAAAGCCGCAGTCTTGGCAGGTGAAGCCTTGGCGGACTTTGCGAAAGGTGGTTCCAGCAACGGTGAAGTCACCGGACTTTCTCATCATGTAGGCGACGGCAGGGTTGTCAACGTGAAACGTGCCGTCACGGTCTTTCACGGCTACGACAGAATCCCCGATGCCTACTTCCTTTGCTCCATCTTCGGGGCCAAGTAATCGAGACATCGTGGATTCCTTTCGTAGTGATCAAGTAAGTGTAGGCCAGTGGCCGACGCGCTGAAGGGGAGACAACCGCACGACTAAGGAGCGTTTGTGAACGCGCCGACCACTGACTTACTTACTTTACTGAATACCGGTGATGGCTCCTGACCAGGCCGGCGCACGATGGATCATCGTTCCGTACTGGTAGGTGCTGATGTCATATGACATCTGGATCACAGGCCACTCAACGACGATCATGTCGGTGACGTTTGCAACTTGCGTCGTCTCCGAGATGCCGCTGTCGGGGAATGGAAGCGTCTTTGACCACACCAAAGCCACGCCAGAAGGCATGTAGGGGTGAGCAATAACATCGACCATTCTACCGGTGTACTCGTTAGCGATTGCCGAGACAACCGAACCAATGGTGACTCCGTCAGAACCGGCTTCAAGGTTCAACCGGTAGCCAGTTGCGTTTCCTTGTTGCTGGATTGACTTAGCCAGTTCACGACGGATTGCACCAGTCGTGACAATGGTGTCGGGGTCTGCGATGACGCTAGAGAAGAGACTACCCAGGCAGTCTTGAAACTCTGCACCTGGCTCCGTTGTGGAGAGTGCGGCGTTCAGTCGCTTCGTGTAACCGCTTTGCGTTGAGTCGGTAAGAACCGAGACCAAACCGTCGTAGGCGAGGCTAGAAGCCGAACCGTCAGACGATGGGGCCGTGTACGAACCAGATCCTGCCGTAAGAAGCGTGGTGCTACTTCCGGTGAAGGTGACTTTGTTCGTGTAGGTTCCGCTGACCGTTCCAAAGTAGACATTCGTTGCAAGCGCGTTCGCAGGGATTGACGAGAACGTCAAGGTCACTGAGTTGTTCGAGCCTGTAACTGCCTGGCTTTGTTCAGCCGTAGCAACGCTTTCACCGAAACTGGACGAGTAGGTCAACTTGAAGTAGACCGTGTCCGTTCCACCGACGAAGGTTCCGCCTGTGGTCGTCGCAGCTGCTTTGGTCAAGTTGGCACTGGTCACAACT